TAAGTTGTTGTAAAATCTGCATATTTTGTGGTGCGTGTTTCTTCCCAAACCTGTGCTTCTACTGTATATCCTGTTAAATTTATTGCTGCATCGTTTCCATCTTTAAATAACAAGGGAATACTATGATCTGACCTACGTTGAAGAGTAAAATTATATGTACCAGGTTGAATTGCCATAATTAAAACTTAATAATGTACATCATAGCGATGTTACGAGGTCTAGATTCAGAACCTCCAGCATTATTTATAGTAATTCCAACTGTTCCTGTCATTGATAAATTTCCACTATTTAATATAGCTTGGTTTGTTGAACCGCTATCACTAGTTCTATAACCGATTTGATAACTTTGACCACCACCTAGTGTAATAGCTACGCTTGCTACAGAAGGTTGCAAACTAAATCCTCTTGCATTGTGTCTGTGATTTGCACCTGACACTGTAATTGAGTTATTACCATAACTATGATTATGACTTTGATTTGAAGTACCTTGTGAACTTAACATATTTCTTCCACTGTCAATTCCCTTTCCATTATCAAAGCCTCTTATAAATTCACCTCTTAAATCAGGTAAATTTGCACCTATAAGTGCCCTCAATGGAGCAAAATCCGCAGTAATTCCTTGAACTGTACCTGTTCCATTTGGAAGAGCATCACCATTACATTCTAAATAACCAGATGGTATAGATGTATGAGCTATACAAAAAACAGCACCTCTAGGTACTACGTTCACAGTACTAAATTCAAGTTCTGCATTGGTAGCACTATGGTTTGAACTGGAAACAGATAAAAGTTGACCTGGTGTTCCTGTTGTAGGAGGTAAAGTAAACGTTCTATTAGCACTAACAGAAGTAGGCGATTTTAAGGCAACAAAAGGAGCACCACTAGAGTCTTGAAATCTTATAGGCAACCCATTACTCATATCCAAACCATTGTCACTTATTTCTACTCTTTCAACACCAGCAGTTGCAAAACCTATAGTATTTGATCCAACTCTAAATATGCCTGTATCTGCATCTCCATCAAATGCTATTGCTGGAGCACTTGCTCCCGAAGCATCGTCAGCCAAAAGCTGACCTGTCATAGTACCACCTGCTCTTGGTAATAATCCTAGATTTGCAGAGTCAACAGAGCCTACGGTAACAAAAGCATTATTAGCTGCATTTCTTATTTTTAAGTTATTACTATCTGCCGTATCGACATAAGGCATAAACGCTGCCGTATTACTAGGATCAGAACCACCACTGTTAAGAGTTTTTATCGCATCAAATACTGCATTGAGGTCACTTCTTACAGAAGCACCTGACGCATTAGCTATATTGTAATCCGATACCTGGCTCATTTAGAGAATACTTTCCTCCATATTACACCCCTTTACCATATCCTACAGCTTGAAATGTGAAAGTCCTATCAACAAAACTAGAACCATTTTTAATACTTATAGTAAATCCTGTGCCAGAAACATTAGTAACAGTAAAGAAATCACCTGATTGTGCATTTTGAATTGTGATACCCACAGAGGGTAAAAAAGCATTTGCTCCACCTAAACCAGTAACTCCTGTAAAAAATGGCGTTCCAAAAGTAACAGTTTTTGCTGCTGCATTTCCATTCGCATCTAAATTATTTTGTGGCAAAGTAGAAGTACTGCCTCCTGTTTGATAACTCCTTTCTGTTCTTGATTGAAATTCTGCTATATATCCTGCTTGCTGCACGTTCATATTCTGTGAAACGTTAGTTGTTTCTAAAAATAATCTGAATTTAAATCTACGACCTTTAAATGTTCCATTTGCAAAATTATTAAACGATCCAAAACTTCCTGATGCTGTTTGTGATGTAGCTACCTGTATCTGACAGTTTGCTTCATCTGCTGATGGACCATCAAAATTTCCATCAATAGCATAGTCATCCCAAAAAGAGCCACTAGGAATAATGGTTTCAATATCTGAACCTATAACAAAACCAACAGAACGTATTATTCGTTTTAAATCAAGAGAAAATACTGCTTGTAAATCTAGTATGTCTTTAAATTCATATTGACCTGTTGGATTTGTAACTGGATTACTTAATTGTAATGCACTGGTTGTAGTATTAAATTCTGTATTAGTATCTGTTCCTTGAAAGGCAGGACTATCTAAATCTTCTCTATCTTCTAATATTACTTGAGTATCCATTAGGTCAGGAAGATCCATAATAACACTGGTTTCATTTACACTAAAGTTGCCTTGGTCATCCTGAAACTTAAGAATATACTCACCATCTAACGAAGGTACGACTACATCTGTCGTGCTTCCAGCTAATGCAGTAACAAGATCAACTGAATTTTGGAACGTACCAGTGCCATCAGTTAAATTACTGTGCCTCACATAAACTCTTCCACCATGTAAAACATCAGGATCTACAGCTTTTGTCCACCTTAACCTTACTAACTTGTTAGTGATAGGTTCTAAAGTTAAGTTCTGAACATTTCCAGGGGGATCTGTTTTACCTACAGTGTTAAAAGTTAAATCAGACGAAGTAGCAGATAGTTTTAATGCAGCATTATACGAATATACTTTAAATTCATAAGTTCCAGCTTCAGTATTAAATATTTCAAAGTCAGGTCTAAACACAATTTCACTTACCCAGTTAGTACTGTTAAATCTATACTGGACAAGATATTGACTAACTCCTGTAACAGATACCCAAGATAAAATTAATTTCGATACAGCAAGAGCGTTTATTACAACAACTCTTTCAGATGCTTGCAAGTTAGATGGAGGATTCTTTGGTTCATTTAATAAAGATATGTTTCTTGCAGGTAAACTAATTCCAGATTCAATATTGTTATATTTTCCATCTATATATGTCAAAGCTGTTATTGCATAGTTGATACCATCCTGTTCTTCAACACTTATTACTCTAAATGTTTGTGCTTCTAAAGTAGAACTTTGCAGTAACCAAATAGCATTGGAATTAGGTGCTGCGGATAAGGCTGAATCTAATGTAATAACTCCACTAGATATACTTATTACGTTCTTAGTTTCAACTGTTCCAGTAGGTAAAATAACACTACATTTTTTATTTGTTCCAGTAAACGTATCTAAATCTGTTGTGTTATCTACAGTAATTTGAGTTGTAGTTGCAGACTTAATTCTTCCTGATCTCCTTTCTCCACCACGAACAGGATCATTGACAGAAATAACAGATCCAGGTCTTACGATTGCACCAGCATCTATTGATGTTGTAAAACTAATAACTTCTGATTCATTCTGCTCACTAAATAATATTGCCTTACCTAATCTTTGAGCCTGTCCACGGGAAGTACAGGCAAATGCTTTTACATCTTTTTTAACTATTCCTAACTTGGCTTGTGCAGCAGTATCTTCTACAACTTCATAATCTATCTCTCTACTATCCATGTTGAAATAGCTAACAGAAATAACAGTATGTCTTTGTTTTAAACTGCTACCAGAATATGAGAACCCACCTTCACCTACGTTTGCCAAACTAAATAAATAGCTAGGATCAGTTGGTTTATCTTGTGAAATTGTTACCGAACCCTCAGACCAAATAGGAAAACATCTCATAACACCAGCTAATTCATTTATTAATTGATAAGCTTCCATAGATCCTTGTAAATTTACATTGCAACTAAATCTAGCTTCCTGTCCTCCAAATCCATCTGATACCAATTCATTTGCGTACCGACTAGCTGCTACAAAACTAAATAAATCTAATATTGTTGATGTACCAGAAGATGTAAAACTACCATCAGAATCCAAGAAAGTTCCAAAACCATATCTTTCGCTTGTTAATAAATCAAGTAGTATCATGGCAGGACATGAACACCAAACAGCAGCACCCATTGTTCCATTGAATATGTAGCCACTTGGGTAAATAATTCTTCCCGTCTGTAAATCAACAGTAGGTGTACCAGAATTAGATGCACCTGCTCCTGGTATTCTTACTTTTACACCACGAATACGAAAAGCTCGTTTTGGTATAGAACTAAATTGTTCAGAATCTATTCTTAAATTTGTATAAGCACTGTTAGGGTAAGTTTGTTTATCGTCAACAATCTCACCAAGACTTGTCCAAGTAAAAGCATCAATTAAATTAGAAGCTGAACTATCTGCTGTTACTCTGACTACCCTTACGTCTACAGGAAATGAACCGTTAATATTTACACGATATTCTTTTTGATACGCATCAGCAGTTCTACCAGTAATAGTGTCAGATAAAATATCACTAAAACCTCCACCATTGTATTGAATTTGTATCTTTAGCTGAACAGAAGAACCAAGTAAATCTCCCTCATCCGTAGCCTTTTGTAATTGGGGAAATGTAATTGTAACTTTGACAGCATCAACATTAGTATTTGTTATCTGACGAGTAACAGGAGAAGAATTAGTTACTGTTACACCTACACTTGTTAATGATTGACTACTTTCAATACCTGGAATATGTTGTTGGTTTGACGTTCCAAATCGAGGTGTAAATCCTACATTTTGAAAATTAAAATCTGCTGTTCCAGGATTTGTATTACTAGCATTAGCATTAAGTATAGGAGTATCGTTAAAAAATATATCTTTGAGTGCTGCGTTGTTATAAGCTGTAGATCCTTTTGTAAGTCCTGCTTTTGATGGAGTAGCAAAACCTTCTATTTCACCCTCAGATAATAAATCTTGAATCGTAGCAAACTGTCTACTATTTAAAGTATCAGGTGCTCTTGTTGGAGATGGTGGAGTAGGAGGTGCACCACCACCAGAACCTTTAATAATTTTATCTGTCATGCTGTCACCTGATTAGTGTCAATACCAGCAGAGATAACAACTGATCCTGTTACTATCTCACCATAAGCTATTGGATGAGAAGTACCAGCCCGTGATGTATTTTGCACGCCAGAAAAACTAAATGATATTCTTGGATCTTCCTCATTAGAAAAATCGGGTATATCAGGTACAGGAAATAATAAATCACTTACACCCGATAAAGTTAAAGCTGCACCAATGCCAAATAAGCCTTTTTGAATCAAGCCAACTTTGGCAAAACCTTTAGCAAATCCAACGCCTAATCCTGCTGAAGTTCCCAAAGAGAAAAATGATAATCCAATTAACGCAGCACCTCCCAATATTTTTCCAACTCCCCCACCAGCACCAGATATAACTGGAACAATACTTGTATCTGATTGTCCTATTGGATTATGTATATCTTCTTCTCCTATTTCATAATCATCAACAAGCACTCTATAATACCTATTTGCCATATGTGCTTCTAATTTTGGAAAGTTAGAAACAAGAAAACGTATCGCATCAGCAGTAGAATTTATTACAGCATCTAATTCTTTATGACCTACAAAGTCAGCTAGTTCTCCATAAAGTTTAAGTTTTCTGAGCATAGCGATACCTCTTACCAGTACATTTTAACAACCACTCAGAATATGGCTCTCTACAAGATAGTCTATCTGCTAAATGGTGTAAAACCATATCTCCAAGAAAAATAGCTACATGATTTAAAGTTGGGTGCATTATAGACATTAATAACACATCTCCTTTTTCTAATTTTTCATCTAATCTAAGTTCTCTAAACCCTGTTCGCCAAGCATAATCTTCAAACAACGGGTTTTCTAAAAATTCTTGCGGTGTCATATTTCTTGCATAATCTTTTAAAATAATTCCTTTTTCTTTTTTATACCAATCAACAACTAAACTCCAACAATCAGTTACACCCCAGACCCACTGCCTTCCTAAAATATCTGGAACGTACCCTTCTGGTTTACATTCACCCCATTGTTCAGTTTTAGGATTAACAATGTACCAGGGTAATTTACTTTGTTCGCAACTAATTTTATCTGCCTGACTAGGTTCTGGAGGTGTTATAGGGTGGCTATGAACAACAGCAATAATTTCACCTGTATTATCTGCTTTCACATAATCTTCTGGGTCGATAATAAAACACTGATTATCTGTAATTGAAAGATTACGACATGGATAATATCGTTCTTTACCTTTAACATTTAATAAAAGTCCACAAGATTCTCTAGGATCTTCACGTTGAGCATGAAGTAGTGCTTTATATTTCCAAGTCATTGATTAAACGTACCAATGCTAGGAAATAAGGCACGGGTGCATTGGCGTTTGGGTGCTCGAACTCCAGCCATATCAATAGCTCCTGCTAATTCAAATTCTACTACATCTCTATTTTCTACTGATTTTCGATCTATTATATAAATTTGACGTTTAAATTCTGCTGTAGGATCTGGTGTACCTAAAGGATTACTACCTCCACTAAAATTTGCAGCATCAAGAAATCTTGCCATCGTTCTAATTCTTGTAACAGTAGCACCTGTTAAATCATTACCAACTGTTGTTTCATTAACAAGCGATAAAATAGTTGATATAGTTCCTAAAATATTACTTACAACAAGTTTTGGTCTTGGAATTTGACCACGTTGATATGCAAAACCTGTGGCTTCTATAGGAAACCTTTGATAAGAATTACCAGCCCAAACTATCTCTCCATTCGCATTAAGGTTAGATCCAGAATGAAATCTATATACTGTTGTTGCACCATGTAAAGAGTTGTCTAGCTGTAATGTAAAAAGTTCAATTATTGCTGATGGGTTTATCTTTTGAATTTCACTAAATACAGGAGCAGTACTCATGGTTCAAACACCTCCCTAAATGTTGCCTGTATCGTTGCTCTGTTTAAATATGGAATTGATTTACTCCATGTCTCGCAGACAAACTTTGAAGAACTAGCTTCTCCTGGAGGAGTGAAATCAAAACTTGCACTATCATTTGCTCTTGCATCTAAAAATGTTTCTATAGTATCTGCGTCTGCTTCTGAAACCTCAAAAGTAAAATCAAAAACTTTTGGATTTTGATGTTGAGCTAATCCAAACAATATTCTGTGTTCATAACCATCAGCAAAACGAACAGTACGAGTTAATGGTGCAGATCTTTTTTGCTGTCCATATCTAGGAGTAATCGA